GCACCTAGGATTGCATCAGGAGGAGCACAAGAACTATTCAATTTTCCTCAGACACCAACAGGTAACAAAAAGAAGGATCAAGCAGCAGAAAAAGCAGCGAATGCAAGAGAAGAACTTAACCAACAAATATCATCAACCGTAGGAACAAACGTAACGAGTGCTAGATTTTTTGAAGTACCTGATAAGTTTGAAATAAAGTTTGTAAGAATGAATCCTCAAGCATCAGAAGGTTCTGTACTATCATCAAGCAATATGCATTTCAAAGTAGCAGACTCTGTGTGTACCAACATGGCAGTAAACTACACACCTGATGGTCAGTATACATCTTTCAAAGATATAACTGCAATCGGTGGAGCAATATCAGTTCCAGTGATTCAAATAGATATGGCATTTACTGAGACAAAACTTCTCAGTCAGGCAGATTTAATGGAAGGTTTCTAATGACAGCATATTTTTCTTATTTCCCAAACACTTATGTAGGTGAAGGTGTCAACCAAGATGAACCATACAGATATCGTTTAGTAAAAAATATTTTTCGTAGAGTAAAAGTTAGAGAAGATCTAGATCAGTATGTAACTGCGTTTGAAGCATACTCAATCAAAGATACAGATACACCATCATCTTTAGCAAATATTTTGTATGGAGATTCTAAACTTGACTGGGTTATACTATTGGTAAACAATATAATAGATTTTTATGAGCAATGGCCAAAGAACAATGAAGATCTTTACACATATGTCCTAGAAAAGTATGCAAATGAAGAGGCAGTCCATCATTATGAAACTAATGAAATAACAGACGGTGATACTATAATCACAAAGAAAGGTATAGAGGTATTAGATTCATTTAGAACTGTAATGCCTGATGGAACTGTAAAATCTGCAGAACAATCTAGATATCCAGTAAATAACTATGAGCATGAAGTATATTTGAATGAGAAAAAGAGACAGATAGTTCTACCTACTGCCACACTAGTTGACTTGATAGTAGACGAGTTTGAAGAGACAGTAGCATATGATCCTCACCCAGAACTAGATGATGTAAACAATAAGAAAACCCCACTGTCTATTGCAGCGAGGTTTGTTGATGTTGCAGGTTTTGTTAGTGCTAGTGTGTCTAGACAGGCAGCAGCAACAAGTGCAACTACATTTGATTATGGTCCTTCTGGTTCTGCTGTTACATCAGGCAGCGTTGGAGTTGCAACTTCAACAAGCACAGCAGATACTACAACATCTACAAGCACAACTACAAGCACAACTAGCACATCTAGCAGTACGTCTAGCAGCAGTACAAGTTCATCATCTTCGAGCAGCAGTTCCTCATCATCTAGTTCTAGTTCTTCTTCTAGCAGTAGCAGTGGTAGTAGTTCTTCTTCTGGTTCATCAGGATCCTCAGGTGGAGGATACTATGGTGGAGGGTATTGATCTATCACAACTCCATCTTTTAAGTTCTTGAGATTTAAAACGAAGATGTAAATATTCAACTGCCTCTTTAGGTCTGGAATGTTCACCACAACAAAATATATCACACTTAGCAATACCTAGTTCTGGCCATGTGTGTATACTGATATGACTATCTTCCAATAGAGCATAACCAGTTACACCTTGAGGTTCAAACTTATGTGTTTCTACTTTTAAGTAAGGTGACTTAGCAACTATTGCTGCGTGTACTAAACTTTCTTTTATAAACTCTTCTCCATCCAACAAATCAAAAGGACAATCTATAAGATCAAATAATATATGTCTCATAAAAAACTATAGGGGTCAAAATTTTGGCGGAAATTTTTTTGCGGTTATTTGGAAATTAAAAGTCATTTTCGGACTACGAGGATGTCACCATCATCGTCATCATCTTCTTCTCCATCTTCATATCCTCTGAAGACTAGCAACTCAGTTCCAGTTTCAACTTCATCCATCTCTGGATGCACTCGTCTCTTGATGGGTTTATCCATCTGATATATCATAGTCATCGACTTAAACATGAATGCAAATGCTGCACCAAATACTGCAACAAAGAACACGAAAAATATCGCTATTGTCATATCATTCATCTGAATAGTTTTTGTATTGGCACTTGTTTTAGTTTATCAAAAACATCTACTTCTACTCTGTCTACAATTCTGTCAAGAACATCTATATCAATCTCCATGAAAGGAGGAATGATACCTAATAATCTAAGTAATCCATCTACAAATAAAGCAAGAGCAGTGAATCCTAATATCATACTGATAACAGTAGCATCACGATTATGCTTTGCCATTGATGCTTCATCAATTTTTCTTGCTTCATCAATAGCGTATTTGATTAGAGCGTCCACCTCTGCTTTCGTATAGGTATCTTTATTCATAGGAACTCGTACTACCTCCGTAAGGGGGAACTCTTTAAGTATCATATCTACCATAGACTATCCTCCGTCTACTTGACATCCTATCAATGCACCACTGACAACACCTAATGGTATTGACCATCCCATAGCATCCTTCTCAGACATTGCTGCTGCAGCACCACCACCTAAGATTGCTCCTAAAAATGAACCTTCTTCACATGAGTTTAGATCAGGACCAGTGTGCTCTGGGTTAGTTCTAGGACCATAGTCAGGATAAGAAGGTCTGTATGGTCTTGATGAGAAACGACAAGGTACCTCTACTGTGTCACGATAGGTGTTGATGTATCCATACCCATAATGACTTTGATGTGCGGGAATATATTCCTCGCGAACTACTTCCTCATAACAAGTTCTAGTAGTTGATTCGTTGTGACCTACTCTATAGTAGTAATCCCCCGCAAAAGCAGGGGATGAAAACGCGAGTAAGGTTGCTAGTGCAATCTTCATTCTTCCTCGGCAAGTTTTGAAAAGTAACTAAGTGCATCTTCTTCATCTTCTACAGGTGAAGAGGCAACTGCTTTCTCTCTGAAGTTAGATACTTCAGAACCCCATGAAGGTGATTTACCTTCTGATAAATCTTCAAGTGATTCATCTATAGAGTCAGGAGTTGGTGCAGCAGTGATGCCAAGTACCAAGTCCAGACGTGCTTTCAACTTCTCGTAAGACTTGAAGTTTTTAGGTGCTTCAAAGTCAGCAAGAGAGTATGCTTGCTTCCAGATTGATTCTAGTTTAGCATCATCTTTAAGAAGAGGTGCAGGAGCAGAGAACTCTGACTTGTCATAGTTCCAATACCCATCTACTTTGCGTATCTTTAACTTAAAGTCGGCACCTTCCCAGAAGTTGAAGGGATCTAATGCTTTCTCGTCAGCAAATGCAGGTTGCATTGCTTCAACAAGTTTGTCAAAAATCTTCTTACCATACTTATAAAGGAATACTCTTCCTTCATTCTCTGGGTGTGTGGGATCAGACACAACATAGATGTTAGAGTAGTAGGAAAGTTTTCTCTTTTGTGCTCTTGCTTGGGCACGTTGAGGTGAACCTTCTCCACCTGCATTCCACAATTCTGTGTTGTACTCAGAGACAGGATCTTGTTTACCAAGAGTAGTCAAAGAGTTTTCGATGTACCATTGTCCACCAGGTCCTTTGAATGCATGACTCCACACTTTTGCAAAGGGTAGGTCTTCACCATCAGGTGCAGGTAGAAATCTGATTACTGCGTAACCATTACCAGACTTATCTAGTTCTGGTTTCCAAAGTCTTTCATCAACATTAGATGATGCAGACTGAGGTTGATTGAGTTTCTCAATCTCTTGTGTCAGTTTTGCTAAAGTGTTTCCTGTTGAGGATGCTTTCTTTAGTGAGGCAAAAGACATAAACGTATTCTCCGTATTTTTTGTATTGTTTGGATTGTTACTTTATAATCGTAACACACTATTTAGGTGTTGTCAAGTTCTTTTTTTGCTGCTTGTTCTAATGTCGTGATCATCTGATCCATACATTCATTGAGGTCTTTGAAACCAAATGCTTGAGTGAGTGCAGTGATTCTTTCTTTCATATCTGCTGCCTCTGGGTCTTCCTTAGACGCTAGTTGTAGTCTAAAATAAAATGTTTTTTGTTTCTCTATCAGTTCTTTACATGAATCAATATGATTAAGTTTATCCTCTGTATTCATATGAGGAACTGCTGACGTCAACGCGGAGATACTTTGATAAGTGTTAAAGATATCATTAAGATTTTCTTGGACTTGTTCGGATTTGAAAAAACTCATAGTTGGCGGTTGATTACTTCTAGTACGACACCCCT